AGAGCAGAACGCGCAAATATTATCTGTATTGTTACAAGGACGGAGTGCAGGCGAGTTTCCAAAGATTGTTTTATACCGCTTCCTACAACGCATTGAAGCCATACCAGAAGATTGGACGTTTGATATGTTTTTAGAAGAAGCAGACAAGGACGCTGCCCCCGATAAAAAACTAGAGTTGGACAGAATGGAATTGGAACGCAAAAGGTTAGAAGCCCCACAATCTGTCACACCCATAGAAGATAAGCCGGTAGAAGACCTGCTGGACGAAGACGAAGAAGAAATAGAGGACGAAGAATGAGCAGAGCGCAGGACGTAGTTGACGATTATATCTATCACGCCCACTACCTAGAGCGTTATAAAACAGCGCAGGGAGCCAAAACCAAAAGATATTTGCGCATGTTAAACAAACGTATAGCCGATTATTTACGCAGAAAAAGGACACTAGAAACGCGTCAAGATTATCGCAGAACGTCTTTTTGGATAAAAGAGCAGGTAAAAGACTTTGCAGAGCAGATGTTAAAGATAGTGGAGAAAGACATTAGGGCGATGTTTGACGCGGAATGGAAGTGGGTACAAAACGCGGATACGGCAAATAAAGAGTTGAAACAACCTAGTAAAGACCGGGTTGTCAACGATGTTTTATTTAATGCGTTCAATGATACCTACACTGTGGAAGGGTTTATCAACACGATAGCGGAACGCGTATATAAAGCGTGGGACAGTCAAATGAGAGTAGCAGTCACTACTAAAGTAGGTATGGACTGGGTGATAGAGCAAGTATTGGGGGAATAATATGGCTATAATGGATTCAATCGAAAATAGCGCGGTAACAAATACACAAGATATGTTTCACTACACAGGCGATATTATTAGACAATCCATGTACGATATTAACCGCGATAATTATAGCGGATATATGTGGGTAGCCTGTTTGGACTCGTCAACCTGTATGGTTTGTGCAGCATTAGACAGTAAAATATTTGTAATCGGTCATGGAATGGAATTATTGCATGACCAGTACAAAGGCACGGGCGGCAGCAAAGTAATAGACGAACCAGCCCCACCTATCCCGATACACCCCAATTGTCGATGTGTTATGGTGCCTGTAATGGCTGGATTAGAAGAAACGTATACATCAGCCCCCAACTACGAAGATTGGTTATCTAGGCGCACCGATAACGAGTTAATCAACATTTTGGGTCCGGCGCGTTTCGCTATGTACAAAAAAGGCGAAACAATTGACCGCTTCGTGAAAGATAATCGGGTGACGACATTGGAAGAATTGGGAGTGGAAAGAATCACTAGGGATACTGCTTTGGAATTGCTAGAAGAAATGGAAGAAGAAGCCAAAGACATATTTGAAGAATTGCTAGCAAATAAAGATGGGCGATATAGTAAAGCCGATTTGGAATTGTTGAAAAAGGTACAAAATATTGCGAACGGAGATGGTAGTTTTAAAGAAAAAATGGATATGTTTAAAAAAACACTTGCAATAGAAAATCCGTTGAGTGAAGAGTGGAGCAAAAACGAGTTAAAGGGCGGATATACAAGAGAACCAACAAATATGGAATTACAAAAAATATCTGACAAATGGGCAAGTGCCTTAAATGCAAAATATGTTAATGCTATTTTGGAATATACCAGTGGTAGCGATAAAATTAACGGTTATTTAAGAGGCACGTTTGAGTTTGGTGAGCAAGAAGCGCGATATTATAAAGAACTGACCAACAATCTAAACAAGGCACTAAAGCAAGACATTAGATCCACCTTTTTACATCGTGGGGTTAAAACATTAACAGACGGACTTGACACAGTCCTTGTTGGGGAAAGTGTACAATTTGAAGCGTTCACCAGTTCGTCTGTTAAATATAGCAATTGGGGTGTTCATAATATGTTTATAATAAAACCAGAAGGCGTAAACAAAGGCGCATATTTGGGGCGTAATTCTTACTACGATGATGAAGCAGAATATTTGTATCAATCTGGTACAAAGTTTAGGATTTTATACAGGGATATTGATGAGAGCGGTGCCGCACTTATTGTATTGGAAGCCCTATAAAATCAGAAGGTTTTAAAAACTTCGTAAAAAATAAATAAAAACTTTTTTCTGTTTAAGATGCTATATAAGAAAGAAAAAACAAAAAACCGCTAAAAATAAATAAAATATTTTTCAAAAAACACTTTACTTTTTTGATTTTGTAGTTATATATTTACGATAAGAGAAAGACAAGCCCTTCCTTGCTCCAACGGAGTAGGCTACGCTGCGATGGGCTCCCGTACTTTTTCGCCAGTTGCCCTACGGGCTAGGCAACGCCGATGACTGGTAACAATCCAAAAGAGGTTTTTATGAACCAAGAAGAATTGAACGCGATTTTAGAAAATGCAGATTTAACCCCTGAGCAGAGAACACAGGCTATTTTGGATCTGCACGAAGCGGACAAAAAAGGAGTAGCATTAAAAAATGCAGAACTTATTGCCGCTGAGAAAAAGATTAAAGAAGCAAGGGAAAAAGCGGAAAAAGAATTGGCAGAGGCTTTGAAAAGGGCAACGGAGATCGAAACGGAATTGAAGAAAAACAATCCAGAAGATCGCCAAAAATACTACGATGCTAAAGTTTTGGAATTAGAAACTAAGCATAAAACAGACATGGAAGCACTTAATGCCGAAATGTCGAAGTATAAGGCGGCACACATTGCACGTATTAAAGACGAAGCAGTGGCTGAAGGGATTAAGGAATTAAAGTTAATCCCTGCTTATAAAGATGCCTATATTGCACGGGTGATGAGTTTAAACAATTTTGAACTTGTAGAGATCGATGGAAAATCTGTGTTTATAAATAACACAAACAAAACGATTGACGCAGTTTTAAGAGAGTTTGCGCTCACCAACGAAGGTAAGGCATTTATTGAAAATCAAAGTACAGGTGGTGGTTCACCGCCTGGAAGTCCTGGGAAGCCGTCTAATAACGGAACACCTACAGGACAGACTATGAACAGAGAGCAGTTTATGGCTATGCCATCTGCTGCACAAATGGAGTTTGTAAACAAGGGTGGGAAGGTTGTGAACGCAGCCTAAATAAAAACCTGCCCGTGATTATAGGAGAGTAGTATGAATAACTTAACAGGGCTTATTCCAATCCTGTACGCAGCATTGCAGGTAGTAAGTCGAGAGTTGGTCGGTATTGTCCCAGCGGCGGGCAGGGACTTTAGAGCAGATAGCGTAGCCACGGGGCAAATACTCCGTGTACCTATCACACCAGTAAGTGAAAACCAGGACATCACGCCTGGACAGAAACCTACTAATGGCGGTGACGAATTTGAATATATTGATGTCACCATTTCTAAAAATCGCATAGCGCGACCGATTATATGGCGTGGCGATGAAGAAATTGCCGTGGGTGGACAGTTAAACATAATGTTGGTAAACCAGTACACACAAGCAATGCGCAGTTTGTGTAACGAAATAGAACATGACGTGTGTTTGGAAGCCGTGCAGGGTGCGTTGGAACAGGGCAATTATTTTGGCGAGCCTGGTGTTACACCGTTTGAAAATAACTTGCGTGAATTAGCACAGGTTATTAAAATCATGGATGACGTAGGAACACCAAAGTTTCAAAGAAACGCAGTATTTAACACAGCAGCCGCCGCCAACTTGAGATCGTTGGACAAGGTATTGTTATCGGTTGCTCACAGCGGTACACCCGATTTATTAAGACAGGGTGTCATAGGCGATTTAATGGGATTTGCTGTGAGAGAATCAGCAGGGCTTACTCAGATGACCGCTGGAACTGCTACATCGGTCACACTTGATGCGGTAGCAAATGTTGGCGATAGAATGTTATCTATTAACGCGCTTGTAGGCACTCTAAACAAAGGCGCATTACTTACTTTGGGTAGTGAATACTACGTTGTTAGAAGTAACTATGCCGCTGGGGCTACACAAATACTTGTGGGACCGGCAGTCAAAGAAAGAGCAGTTACTGGAACAGTTTGTCAAGTAGTATCTAGTTACTTACCAAACGTGATGTTCACACCAGATGCGATATTGGCAGCAGTACGCGCACCTGCTATGCCAGCGGCTGGTGACGAAGCAAAAGACGTGATGGTTATAACTGACCCTGTATCCAACCTGAGTTTCCAGGTCGCTCTTTATGGTGACTATAGGCAGTCTAGGGTTGAAATAGGTCTTGCGTGGGGGCAGAGGTCTATCAATCCACAGCACAGCGTGGTATTGCTGGGCTAAACTAACAAAAGGCAAGTGTCTAATAATGGCACTTGCCTTTTAATTAAAGGGGCTATTATGAAAGAACTAGATATAAAAAAAATAACAGAGGCTTTACAAAATACATTTGAAGCAAAATCCACTGTTGTTTCTTTTAGGGAATTGAAAAAAGGAACCAACCACAAAGGTGTTCCCATATCGTTTCCCGGTAACGAAAAAATAGATGCATCTGTGTTATTGATATCAGAACGATATAACGCATATGCAGGTAAACCCATAGCCGTATGCGAAAAAGAAGCACCACGCTATATTATGTGCGCTATGGAAGTGCCTTTATACCGTGACGCTATTGTTTCTTGTGGGAAAGAGTTGACTGTGCGATGTGATACCGTGGAAGATATTGTCTTAAAAGACAATTCTGGTAAAAACAAAATAGGATACAGGATAATTCCAGTAGACCTTATCGCAAAAGACGGCACCGTTATTGGCGAAGTCGTTACAGAAAAAAAGGAAGCAAAAGTTGACGGAGATGAAGAAACATCTGGCGATGGTGGCGATACTAAAGGAAAAACTACGCCATCTAAAAAGAAGCCTAAAAAAGGAAGCAAAGGCAGCGAAACGATCGATGAAGAAGTCCATGAAGAAATTAACGAAGATGGAGAAATCGATGAAGATGCTGGCAAAACGGACATTGAAGACGAAGAAGGTGACGAATAGTTTGTCACTTTAATTTTAAAGAGGGGTGTTATAATGCGATTGGTTATAGAAACGGGTGCGGGCTTGCCTGACGCTAATTCTTATATATCTGAAAAAGATGCGATGGATAACCTTCTATCGTCTTTACAGGAACAATGGAATGGCTTTACACCCGATGAACGAATTGATCGCCTTATAACAGCCACACAATACCTAGACCTATCATTCAATTGGATAGGTAGTCAAAAGAGTTTAGAGCAGGGACTTTGTTGGCCACGCACCAATGTAATATATCAGGGACACACAATACCTGATAACGTGGTGCCCAAACCGATAAAAAGAGCAGTTTTAATGCTTCTACAACTTACTTTTGATTATGGTATTGAAATTATAAAGCCTAGCACAGAAACGCAGGTGAAGAAGGAAAAAATAGGCGCGTTAGAAACAGAATACTTTGCGCCGTCCGAAACGATAACTAGTTATGGTACAGCGTTTGCTGATATTAACAATTTGCTGGCAGGTTTTTATTCTACTTTGACAAAAGGAAGTGGAGTACAAACAAGCGATGTGGTACGAGCATGACACCACAGAGTGCGATGGCGATGGTGCGCCGCTTTACCGATAAGTATGGTGTTAGAATTACTTGGCAGCAGATGATGAGAACAGAAAATAGCCGTGGAATAGAAATATTTGAGCCGAGTGGATCGGTACAATCGGCGATAGTTTTGATTTTGAAAGAGAAGTTTACAGTGATAACATCTATCGAAGTTTCGATTGGATTATCACAAGATTATACAAGATACGTTTTGGCGTTGCCGAGCGTAGACTTAAAAAAAGATATGGTGATAACAGATAGCCATGGAATGAAATGGAAATTAGGAACGGTGGACTGGTTTGATGTGGGCGGGGTTCCCGTAGCAAAACAAGCGCAATTGATGGGGGTTATATAATGCAGAACTTATACGTTGTTTATAAAGGAAACGCCACTGGCGTATACATGAATAAATACGAAGAAATAGTCAATCCTAAAATGCAGGGATTTTTTCACGCACGTCCTAAAGCCGTGCAATTTGCACAATCTATAGGTAAGGTAGCAGGTAACACTATTGTATTATTACAATCGCTAAACTTTAAAGACGGTCGCCTATATGTTACTTCGTTTGGGTCTGGCGATAATCAAATGACTGAAGCGGAATGGAACGCATCTCCATTCCCTGGTGGTGAAGTAGAATGGAACGATATATTAAATAAACCAGATAAGTTTCCACCAGAGGCACACCGACACCCCACATCAGAAATAGATAACTTTGACGTATACATAAAGGCAGCGATTGACTACCACAATATGGACGAATTAAATAACGCACATCCAGCAATCAGAAAAATGGTAGACGATTTAGAGTTTATCGTGGACGGCGATATAAATACGGACACTGGTCTTGTCCGATTTTTTAGAAGGAATGGATCTGTTTTATCGTTCAATATGTACGAAGGGGCATTTACAGATTTAAAATATGACCCAGACACAAAAGAATTGGTTTTTATAAAGCATGATGGAACAGAGGTAAGAATACCCGTAGCCGATTTTTTTGAAGACTACAAAGGAAGCGCGGGAGAACAAGTAGATATAGTCATTGATAGTGGCAATATAATCCGCGCTATTCTTAAAAATGGAACGGTTACTAGATCAAAACTAGAACAGGCAATTATTGATTCATTAAATAAAGCAGATAGTGCTTTACAATCTTTTACAGAAACAGACCCCATTTATTTAGCGAATAAACCTTTTATTGCGTTAAAAACAGATATACCAGATATTACAGGGCTTGTAACCAAAGAAGAGTTTACAGCAACCGCCATGCAGTTTAATAACGCTATAAATGAGTTATGGGAGCATTGCAGACGATTAGAAAGACTGGGTTCATGGGCAGGTACCTTTGACAACCTAGCAACGCCACAGCAACCAGGCAATACTATAGTACCGACTAACTTTAGTGACATATCCGATCTAACTATTAACGATTATGTCCATGTGCGTTTCGATGAAACACAAAACGGCGCTTCTACGCGATATGTAATAGATCAAATAATACCTGGATCACCGTTAAGTTGGAAACTTGATCTGATATTCTCTTCTGACGCTACCGATAAAGCCGATAAGGTTGCCGGAAACGTAAACAACCATTTGGCGGCATTAGATCAAACGGGAAACTTAAAGAGCAGTGGCAAGTTAGTATCTGACCTAATAGACAGACCAGAAGTAGAAACCATTGTAGAAGATGCGATGGATGAACACAATAAAGACGAAACCGCACATCCAAATAAAGCACCTAAAAAACATGATAGTACTCTTCCAGAATACGGTGAAGCAGGTAACGGAGTATTTGGGCATGTAAGGTATCACCCTAATTTAACAGCAAGTAACCAATTAAATAACGCGATGCCCTACCATCATCACGGATCGGGTAGTGAATCCTCACGTATCTATAATTTAAATGTTGATTATTCAAGAGCGGGTTTTTATGCTCTTTATAATCCACATTGGGAAAGCAACGGTTTTCCGCCCGATTGGCCATGGAGTAATGAAGGAACCTGTATTTTGTTAGTAGTCCCAATGTACTCAACAGCATACACCTACCAAAGAATAGTTAGACGAAACGGCGAAACTTGGTGGAGAATATCGTCGTCACAAACTGTATGGAGTGTTTGGACTAGAGAGGCTTCATTCGTTCCCGATGCAGGTAACCCAGCAGCAAATCACAAATATGCAATACCAGCAACCTATATCACAGAGGCGACAACCGTCAATTTAAATGAGTTAGGACACTCATCGAAAACATTGGTATATAATAATCCTTTTGGTATGTCGGGCGCGCCAGAAGATTGGGGCGCAATGGAAGGTACACAAAATGCCTTTGTAATAGAAATAATCCAGGCTGGCAACAATAGAAGTTTGCAAAGGATAACTAAAGCAGCAACAGGCAGGACGTGGACAAGAACGCAAGCAGGAACTTCCACCAATCCTACATTCACATCGTGGAAAGAAACAGCATTTTTAGCACCTGCCACACTACCATTTGACTTAAACCGTGTTATGATGGCACTACCCTTTAGTCCGTTAGTCGATTTAGATGACTTTAATGAAATCACACGGTTAGGAGTTTATTCTATTCCAAACGTACACGATGACGCAATAAATGCCCCACCTGTAATGGGAGAAAGTGGCGGCGAACTCCGCGTATTTAATATCGGCATTGGTGGTACTGGAAATATTGCTCAAGAGTTTACTTGTATCAATGGAGAAGGTACTTACTTTAGAAGACGACAGAATAATGCTTGGGGTGGTTGGAGAAAAACATTACCATTGTTTGATAGATTACAAGATAGCCTACCCTTATACGGTGGTCAATATGGATATTTTAGGGAACGAGCGGCAATGTTTAGTTGGCATGATAACGCCATGACCTTCCTAGAAACGGACTTGAACAATTTTATAAATACAGGCACCTTTGTTATTCAACGCGTTCACGAGTTTAGTAAAAACTTTCCAAACGATTATGGCATTATACAGGCGATGAACAACGGGTGTATCATAGAGGTGACAGAGTTTATTGGGACTGGTGGTTCTCTGCTACAAACACTAAAGAAACAAAATGAATTTTCTACTTGGTGGCGTTTTAGATTAGGCACTAATTGGCAAGCATGGAAAAAGATAGAAGGCGGAACAGAAAACGATCCTACTGTTATCAATCTACCAGATTATATCCAGCAGACAGCAAAGGAACCATCGGACTACACTCAGCAGAATAAAATAACATTCGAACGATTTGCGCGGGCTGCTATGCAAATAGACGATAGCGAAAATAACATTGCCGAGTTTATTGTTACTACCTATAAAACAGGTGAACATCACCCGATAAAACAAGAAGCGATCCCAAACCCCTATACATTCAATACTCTACGCCCAGCAGACGAATGGGGAAGGTTCCGCTATTATCGCTTTGAAATTGACGGTAACAGATGGACACCGTGGATTAGCGAGAGCGACAGTATGCGCTTAACAACGGCTTTGGGCGGCAATAGGATGACGAAGCGTTGGGTTGACGGTCGGTCTTTCTATTGTTTGGTCGTAGAGGTATTTTCACCGTCAACACCTAACGTCTGGACTCAAATGAATTCATCGTTATATGATATGGATTTTGGTTTTGTTACAGGGCATATAGAACTTCAACAAGACGGAGCGCCGGCAGTAGACCTATTCCAGATAAACACAATTGATGGAGAAACGGGAGTAGGTATCCAGTGTCATGTAACTAGAAACGCTAACGGCAACCATGGCGCGATAAGAATGAAGATCAATGCCGATATACCACACCATTTAAAGTTTATTAACAGACCTATGAAACTAATAATTGAGTACGTTAAAAAGGTGGGGGCTTAATATGGCAAAAGATACAGGTGGAATTATTATTCCAAACACAGACCTGGGCGACATCACACTGCCTAAAAAAAGCGCATGGGTTATTTTAGAGGATTATCAACTTATACCAACAGAGGGAACGGACACTTCATCGGTCACCAAAACGCATTACATGGACGATTTTAGCGGTGCAGAAAAAGACTATAGTGAATTTTTGGTAGAGGAAATGGGACAAGACCATGACCGCCTATACTTAAAGTCGAAGTCAAAGTTGGAACTTCGATATTTTAACCCAAACGCAAAATATGAAGTAGTATTCCATTATAGCGGAATGGGCGATAATGCGCATGGAAGTTTCAAAGTCATGCCTAACGGCAATGTTTATACAAATATTAACCATACTATGGGCGGTGAATATACTACCCAACTATGTGTAGACGAAGGCTTTATTGATATCACGGGTAACCTTAGAACAGGATACATGGCCATAGCATACGATTATATCGTGGAAATATCGTAAAAGGGGATAATATGAAATTGTTTTTTGTTTATGCTGGCAATCAAACCTCTAGCGGATGGGTAGACCGATTGAGTGCCTTAGATGGTTATGAAGTTGTAGCAGCGTTCCCTATACGCTCAGAAGCCGTGGAATATGCGCTAAAAATAAAAGAAAGAGGTGTGGTAGTTGTAGAGCGTTCTTTTTTTCTACAAACGGGTGACGATAATAACTTAATATCGGAGTGCGAATTTGATAGAGGTGTAGGTGATTGTCCTACTTGTGAAGAAGGTGACGGCGGACAATTAGAATTGCCGATTGAAGAAGACGATGGCGTATTGAGAGGCACTGCTTCTATTTTCGGTATTCCCGTGGATGATATTGGCGTATTAAAGGCAGATGTATCATTGAATGGGTCAGGCGTTATCCGCTATACATGGTTCTATTCTCACGACGGTTTATATTGGGATGCTATCCCACAAGATAGCGGTTTTCAAGGTTTCTCTGTCTTACAATTGCGTATGGATTATCTTATAGGCGCATATATCCGCGTAGTAGTTACTAGAGATGGGATGTTGGGCGAAGTCTGTTCAAAAGAAACCGTGCCTGTTATAAAAAGAGATGAAAACACATATCCTGTAATTCAAGGCACCGTGTCTATAAAGGACAATATACAAACTATCAAAAGAGGTGAAACACTTGAAGTAGACCTATCGAAAGTAGAAGGAACTGAGGGGCTACGTGCCTTGTGGTTTTACATATCTTTTGAATATTTAAATAGTGGCGATACTAGTATAATCTATCCTATCGAAAATAGTGAGGGCTTTACATATACGGTCGAAAATTATATCGGCATAGGTTCGATCATAATGGTAGGCGTGATGAAAAAAGATCACGTCGGTTATCTATCGTCTTTCTACGTACAAGTAATTGGATAAAAGGGGGTTACTATGCCTTTAGCAGAGGATGTAGGACAAAAAGAGATGATAACACTCAGCATGGGGTTGTTTACTACGAAAAAAGAAAAAGATGGGAGTATGGTATATTTTCGCGACGGTAAGCAGGTATGCGTTTGTGGTGCAGGTGTAGAGCCGATCGCTTTTTTAGATCATCCACCCGACGAAAAACTACCAGATCAATTGCTAGGAACAATTAAATTAGTATCAGGTAGCCCAGACAATTACATAAGAGTAGGTGATACAATAAAGCCTCAAGTAGATTGTTGTTGTGATGGCGATTGTATGAAATACGAATATTTTTGGAACGATCCAGAAACAGGTGAGTGGACAAGTTTTCACGGAGTGGCACCAGAAGGAATAAAACTAACAGCGCAGCATCGCTTGCGTTATTTTTACGTCAAATGTACATGTGATTGCCATTGCGAGTGTTTACAAAGTGATCCAGTCGGTCCAGTCTATCCAAAAACATACGAAACAGGTGACCCATGGCACCTAGACGAAGTTTGGGAAGATCATTACAAAAGACCGATAAAAGAAGAAGGTTGATTATGAAAGATACCACAATATGCGAAAATATGGCGGATAGAGCGGATATGGAATTGCCACCAATGCCAGGCGAAACGCCAAAACAAACAGCACCAAAGAAGTCCGTAGAAAAACCTTTTGTAGTTTATATAAAAGGTAAGCCCACAGAATTAACTAGCACTGAGGCGATTAGTGTAATGGGGCAGATAATTAACATAATGTCGTTTTACGACCAATATCAATAAAAGGGGGTAGTCTATGCCGTCAGTCGGTGCAAAGTCCATTTGCCAAAATATTAAAAACATATTTGACTCACGACGGCAAGAAGCAGAGGTCATTGCTGCTGAGATGGCAAAAGAAGCCCTGGATATTTTCCGTTCACGGCAGTTTGCATCTGACCACAAGCCTGGTAAAAAAATAAAAGCAGACAGTTCATCTTTAAAAGCACGTGCTATGAATTATGCGGAAGCCAACGCAGGGGGTACCCCCAAAACCAATTATGGTGATGCGTGGATTAACCGTTCTTTTAGAGCGGCGCGCACGGTATTCCCATATCACGATAGCGATGAAGAGTTTGTATGTTTTGGGTTATACCACACTATGTCCTACGGAGTTTATTTGGAATTGGCGCACGGTAGAAAATATGCGATATTGGAGCCGATTGTGCGCGGATTATCGGATGAGTTTATAGAACGGGTGGGGGCATTATATGCTGACTAATACGATTATAAAAAAACTAAAAGAAGGCTCCATCAAAAATGTTTTTCTATTTTCGGATATAGAAGAATATCCTGAGCCACCCTATGTAATTGTAAGACCTGTGGCAAGTAGTGGGGACAGACGTGAAATAAAAATAATGGCATACCATTCAAGAGGTAGAAGTAACGAATTGTCTGTATATATTATGAACGAAGTAAACAAGTTATTAGGTGACGAAGTACATGACACAGACGGTAGCCGCTATAAATTAGTAAAGAACGGATATACAGATATCACGGCAATTACAGACGATAACTGTTATTTCATGGAACGCTCTTACTTAGTGCCGACGTTGGGAATGGAATAAATGGAATATTGTTAATATTCCTTTAGGATATTTGTTTGATATTTTGATTGGGGGGTTGATTATGATCAATCGAAAAAGTAGATTTGCCACTGAGGGTATAAGATTCCAGCGGCATAATGGGGACGGTACTATTCCAACCCCACATCGGTTCGTAGGTTTTGCACACACGGTAGACTTGCGAAAGGTTTTGAGTGGTGGGCGCGGTTCCTTGTCTATTCAAATAGACTCAGATCCAAAACTTACTAGAGTTTTAGATTTTTCACATGCACAAAATCTAGCACGTGTTACTGTCAACGAAGCACTTATAGCATTGGAAAAACCTGCTACAGAGTTCCCTGACATTAGATGGGAAGTTGACACATACACTGGTAGAATTAGGGGTGGATATAATTCTGGAACTGCTACCGTTTTGGAAATGCAAGTACAGAATAACACAGGCGCGGTTGTTATTATCCCTGCTGACACCTATGCGCTGGACTACGAAGGTGAAGAATTTAGGTGCAACCTTACGAACGCAGTAACCATCGAAGATACAAATAGTACCAGAATGAGATTTATTGCCATTCATCTAGGCAAGCAAGAACTACTGCCAGCGGTGAATGAGATGGTAAATCTGTTATCTATTACACCGTTATTGCCAATGACCAACCATCCAGATTTTTTCGCACAATATACGGTTGTCGCGCCTGGGTCTGAGCCGGATCGCGTTCCACAGATTATACAGGTAACTGGAGAATTGGCGGCAGCGATGGACTTTGGAAACTGTATTGCACATGGTGGAAACGGATTGGAAGTTATATCTTTCTTTGAAGATCAAACTATTTCAATCGGTCTACCTAAAGACATCAAGGACAAAGAAGAAATTGACATTGAAGGTGCCAAAGGTTCTATAACTAGAATGGTTATTGGTGCTATGGTACAGGGTCTATCCCCGGTCGTTACTCTCAAACAGAAAGATTATAACCTGTTAGAGTTAATACAGGGCGGTAAACTAGATCGCACAAAAGGAACGTATGAGCCACCATTGTCAAAGGATGCTGACCCGCCATCGTTCTGGGCAGAGATATTTTCGGGTGTTTATTCTCAAGGAAGTAATAAATTATCCGATACAGCAGGATATGAACGGATACTCTTACGTTCTTGTATTGGTATTGAAGCGGACGTTCCTATTGAAGCAAAGGCGTGGGCAACTTACGCATTTAATCTAACTGCCACCGAATACACAGATGAAACAGGTGTATCTTTAGCAGCATGGCAAGAACAGTCAATGACCCTTGAGGACTTTGACGCGCTTAAAGTAAAAGAGGTAAGTAACTGATGAAAAAGAAAGAAGGCATTGCTCAACAAATAGAACTTGCTCTTGATAAAAGACTAAAGGGAATAGTCACATTTAATGACAATGCCTCTTTCATCGGTTATAATCCGTTAGAAAAAATTAGAGGGAGCCTCTACAATTGGGTAGAGGTTCCTTTTAACGGAGTGGGTGTATTTTGCCAACTGCGTTGTCCGTCTGCTCTACAATTACAGCAATGTGGTGATGTTACTAATATCGTAGCAGAAAAACAAAAAAGCGGTGAAGATTTTACACTTGATGAAATTGCGGATATACGCAATTTTCAAGAAAATCTATGTAAATTAGTGTTCAATATACCAACTTACGACAATATCGCCACCTTAGTAGGCAACTTTGACTTTGTGGTGTCCGATAAGAAAAAGCAGTTGGAAGAACTTACGAAACGATATGAAGAAAATAAAGCAAGTATGACAGAGGTACAAAAACAGATACTTGACAAACAGATAGAAACTATCGAATTACAATTGGCTTATATTTTGCCTGATGATACTATGTCTTTTATAGCCTATTGGGCTATGGGTAACGATATATCAGATATTAAAAAAATTACACATGAAAACTTTTTAAGGGCTGCTAGTCTAGCCCGTGCGCATAATAAAGCGCCATCTGATTATATACAAGGAAGGTTCACCGATTTTAACAAACAAGAAATAGATGCACATGCAATTGCGGTGTTAGAAAAACATCTAGCAGATCAAAGGATAGCCAATAGTGGAAAGTTTCGTTGGCTTTTAGGTAGTCGTAACAAAAGGGGTTAATATATGGCGGTTGATGCTGGTACCGTATTTGCTGAGGTACGTCTACAATTAAACCAACTACAGGGTGACATCACCAAAATGGAAGCGATGTTCAAACAAGTAGAAGCCGATGCCGACAAAACATCTAAAAACACCAAAACAAAATTTGAGATAATGGGTAAGGACGTTGGCAAAGGACTTGACGCATTGGGCAAAACTACTGTTGGCGGTTTTGCTAAAATGTTTAAAGGACTAGAGGGCGCGATAAAAGCGGCACCCGTTGTTGGTCTTATCTTATCCATTGTAGCCACCGCAAAAAAAGCATTTGAAAGTATTAACAATTGGATTAACGAAACATCACAGGCATATGCGGAACACCAAACATCAATATTAAAAATGGAAGCATTGGTTCAAAATGTAGGTGCCGCTGCGTGGACTTCATCTAGGGAATTACAAGAATTAGCAAAAAACGTAGCCCGCGAAACAGGTGTGGCTACTAAAGACATAATGGACGTACAAACGCAGTTATTATCATATACATCTATTACAGGTGATATGTTTGAAAGAGCCGTGCGTGGGGCTAGCGATGCTGCCGCCGTTATGGGCGGTCAAGCATCTTCACAGATTAACGCATTAGCCAACGCCTTAGAAAATCCAATTAGAGGCATGACTTCACTATCTAAACAGGGATTTGTGTTTGATGAGCAGACTAAAGATTTAGTTCGTACTTTGGTAGAAGAAGGCAGAGTTTTAGAAGCCCAGGTCATTATAATGGAAACATGGGAAGAGTCATACAAAGGGGCTGCTACTGCCACCAGTACTTTAGAAAGTGCCCAACAGGCATTAGCAGCGGCTGAGGAACGATTGGCATTGGCACAGGGAAAAAGAAACGAAGTAGTAAAAATAGCAGCAGTGGAAAGAAAAACTGCACGGAAAGAAGCGCGCGCGGATTTTGTAGAATTAAGAAATGCCATCGCCGATGCAGAAAAAGCCGATTATTCAAACCACATCGCAGAAATAGAAAGACTGCGCGATGCCGTAAGGGAAGCCAAAAGTGAAGAACAATTATTGGGTGCCCAGGAATTACTAATTAAAGCCAATTTTGAATTTAACAGAAAACAGGCGAGTGATCAATTATTATTAGTGCAAAGGGATATTAAAGACATAGAAGCGCGTACCATTGATGCTGGATATGCGATGGACGAATATAGCCAAAAAGCATATGACGCATTAAAAAAGACAGAAAATCAATTGGTTAGAAACATAGATGCTATAGATGCCGATATAAAAAAAGCAAACGATGCCGCCTCGGAACGCGCAATGAACACTACCATAGAAGAAGCACAATTAGTAGAAATAGGCACATTAACAGACAANATACAAGAAACAGAACAAAAAAGAGCGGATACAATCGCGGATATTGCTAAACAACAAGAAGAAGGTTTGATCACGGTAGAAGAAGCCGCCAAAGCCACAGAGAGTGCTGAGAGAGCAGCAGTCAATTCTTTAATTAGTTTGCATACACAGGTTGGTAAAATAAAAACTACACAAGAAGGATCCATCAAAGAACAAGCAAGAGTTATAGACGAACTAAACGAAAAAATAAGAGGCACTACGCGAAACATAGCAGAACTACATGCAGAAATAGCCGCCGGTCCCAGACGAATAAGTGGTGAACAATTCAATGCAGCGTTAATAGAAATAGAAAATCAAATACAACGTACACAAAGGGCGTTAACCACTATGTATAACGAAGGGATAATTGGTGAAGAAGAATTATCACAAAAATTACAGCAAGCGGACGCTGCCGCCGCTAACGCTGCTAAAAGTTTATTGACGCAGCATGATATATTAGTGAGTGGTAACGAAGGCTTTTTTACCCGTATAAAAGCATTAACCGATTTAGACGATGGACATAAACAATATGCTGCTACTGTAAAGCAAGAAGAATCACTATCTAAAATCTGGGAAGATTTTGACTATCAAATAGCGAAAATTACTAACGACACACAGACCTTGTCTGAGATAGAAAAAAAGAGAGCATTGGACGCTATCAAAAGTCAAGAAGGTTATCTGGGTGCAAGTGAAGAAGTACAAAAACGGATAGAAGAACGATTTGAAGAAGTGTGGAAAGCAGCACATAAAAACAACCCATGGACGATGTTACAAAGTGGAGCCGAAACATATGGAGCCTCTGTGAATTCTGTAATTGATGCTGGTATGGGCTTGTGGGTGGCTAGTATTAAAAGAGAAAACGAAGGTATACAGAGAGAATTAGAAAATAGGATAAAAATAGAAAAAGACATTTTAAAAAAGGAATATAAAGAAACTACTACATCAATGACGGATTTATACAAACAAAAGCAAAAAATGTATAATGCCGACCTACAAGCCAAATTATTTGCGATGGGTCTTGCCATAGCCGCAACTGAGGAGCAGTACGAAGAAGAATATAGATTAGCCGTAGAAAGTGGGGATCATCAAAGGATATTTGAAGCAGAAAGTAATCTAGTAAAATTCCAAATGGAAGAAGAGCATAAGGCTTTGATGGAAGAA